CACCGGACGGGGACCAGCTTCCAGCCCTCGGGCCGGACGTGGACCACGGCGCCGCCGTCAGCGGTCGGCATGGGGATACGGCCGCCGTCGGAACGGATGATCGAGTCAGCGAAGCGGTAGGCCGCAAGCTGGATGCCGACCTCGGCGTGGATGCCGGAGCGGGTCGTCTTGTTGTCCAGCCAGAGGCGTTCGCCGCCGATGGTCGCGTAAGCGTCGAAGCTACCGGCGTAGGCGTGCTTGTCGCTCCAGACCGTCTCTTCCATGAAGTGATACTCGGGCTTGGCGACGGTCAGGAACTCGTCGAAGTGCCGGACGAAGGGCTCCAGGTCCGGATGCACGCGGCCGAGGGTTTCGCCGCGAGCCATGCGCTCGAAGAGGTCGTGCGCGGCGGTGCCGGTGTCGGCGGCCTTGCGCGTGTTGCGGTCGGGCGACTTCTTCAGGAAGTCCACGGCGGCGTCGGCCTGATCGTTGAGGATCATCTGAAGGACCGTCGGGAGTGAGTCGACGGCGGTCTGTGCAACCTCCTTAGCGGCCCAATACCGGAGGAAGTCCTTGGGGAGCATCCCGATAATTGAGGTCACGCCGGGCACCTTCACGGAGCCGTCGTCAGGGTTGACGTAGAAGCGCGAGCCTCCGCGCTTGATGGTACTTACTTTGGGGGTAGTCACTAGGACTCCTCTCAGTCGGTTTCAGGGGACATAAGAGGAGTCGGCCGAGGGGCGCGGATTGCTCACAAAAGGAAGACCCCCAGGGGGCCGGAGCCGCCTAGGGGTCTAGGAGTGACGAAGTGACGAAACGAACGTCACTTTATATAGATGCTTCGAGAGAGAGAACTCTTAAGAATAGATACGAAGTGACGATAGATCCGTCACTTCGTCACCTTCGAGAGGGCGGTCGCCTTCTTGGCGAGCCTCAGGAACGCCTCCCGCGCCTCCTCGCGCTCCTCGGCGGATAGGGCGGCGACGTTTACACGCGCTAGCGCCCGCTCGGAGAGGGTGCAGAGGAGGGCGATCTCGGCGGGAGAGGATATCTCGCCTCCGGCGCCGAAGAGGTTCAGCGTCTCGGAGGTCCGCTCGCGCTTCTCGACGGAGCGCTCGCGTGGGCTCTCCTTTCGGAGGCCGAGGTCGGCTATTGCGTCGTCGCCGAGTCGATCGCGGAGTAGGTTGCCAGAGTGGTAGCGGATCGCGGCCTGGAGGCTTGTAATCTCCTCGCCTGGGACGTGTGCGGCGCTCATAATCTCGCGAACCCAAGTTCGGTAGGCGTAGGTCCGGCCCTTCCAATCCGGCTCGCCCTCGCGAGTGAAGAAGTGGGCGCGTGCGTCGATGAATAGACGGGCGGTATCGCGGAGTAGCTCGGTGCGTTCAGTATCGGCGGCCGATAAAGACTCGTGTATAGACTCGATCGCGGCCTTCTGAATATCCGCGAGAGTGGCCGGGGAGGCGGTCGTGTTGGTCATGCTGTAAAGGATAGCTCGCGAGGGGCGCCTTACGCTAGCGGGCCTTATAGCACGAAAAAGCCCCGGCCTCCTCCGAAGAGGGGACCGGGGCCGGTTTGTTATTGGAGCGTTGCGTAGATGAAGGTCAGGTCTTTGGCGATTGCTCCGGCGAGGTATTCGAGATCCTCGACCGAGCCGTTATTCGGTACTCGGAGGTGCTCGCGGTAGTCGTCCATTGCCTTCTCTGAGGCGTGAGCGTCGCCGTCGTCGGGCAGGTCGCGGACGATGCGGACGAGGTAGCCGGTGGCGTCTCGGATCGCGTCGGCTTCATTCGGATAGCGGACGTCGGTCACGACTACCGGCTTGCCGTCGGCGCGGAGAGCGTCGATCCGCTGGAACGCCGTCCTGATCCAGAACTGATCGTCGAGCGCCCGGATCGATTCGGTACCGAGGCGCTGGAGCGTCCTACGGACCTCGGGGACGTAGTCCTTGGCCTTCTCCCAGCCGAGCTCCTCGATCACGTCCGAGAGGCGCCATTCCCGCGTCCGGACGAGGCCCTCGGAGTTGAGGGGGAAGGTTCCCACGATGGGGTCGAGGCCGAGGGCGGCTTCGCGGAGCGGGTCGGCCAGGGCTACGCGGGTGTAGCCGTGGTCGCGGACGAGCTTGGCGGCGAAGGTGTCCTTGCCGGTTCGCTTCTTGCCGATCAAGCCGATCAGCGGGGCTGGAGTAGTCACGGTGACTCCTTGGGTTGCGTAGTTGGTACTGACGGGGAAGGAGTCGGCCGAGAGTCGCGATCTGCTCACGGCGGCAGAATCTCGCCGGAAACGACGAAAAGCCCCTCCCTCGGGTAGAGGAAGGGGCTGTTTGCCTATTCGGCGGAGTCGTCCTGGGTGCGCCGGACGTCCTGGGTCGAGAGAATGTCGAGCGCCGTTAGGGTGATCGCCAGCCAGGAGAGGCCGAGCACGACGGGTGGCTCGTCCTGGGCGATCGTGAGGGCCGAGAGGGGCCAGCCGATCAGCGAGAGGACGAGGAGGGCGCCAGCGGCCCGGACGCGGGTCCGGGGGCTCACTTCGCCAGCGGGTCCGCGTCGACGGCGTCCGGGGCCACGAGGACCGGGTCGGCGACCGGAGTCACCTTGCCGCGAGTCCAGACCACGAGGACGGCGGTGCCGAGGAGGTCGACGGCTCCGGCGATCGCGTGCTCGCCGTCTGGGGCGATCGGCAGGGCGCCGAGGACGATCAGGGCGTGGAGGAGGGCGGTCACGGCCGCGACGATTGCGCCTCGGATCACGAGGGGCTCACGAGTAGTCAGCATTAGGGGGTTGTCCTTTCAATGGGGAGGTCGTCGCGGAGGGGCTCCGGGACGGGGGGAGGGTCATGGTCCGGGGCGATCTTGGCCGCCCAGGCGAGCACGTCGCGGACGTAGCGGAGAAGCGAGCGGTAGCGGGCCTCGTGTGCGCGGGCCTCTGCTTCGAGCGTCTCGATGTAGTCGCGGTCGTCGTCGCGTTTCTTTTCGAGGGCGTCGACGCGGGTCGTGAGGCGGCCGACTTCCTCGCGTAGGGCGCCGACGATCGCCCGCCATTCGTCGACGTCGACCTGGCGGCTAGAGACGGCCGCCGCGTCCTTGGCCGCCTTGGCGTTCTGCCGGGCGGTGAAGCGGACGCCGAAGTAGGAGAGCACCGCGCCGACAATGACGCCGACGGTGCCGAGGACTACGGGGAGGAGATCCATCTTCTAGCGCCGCCTCCGTCGCGTCCGTGGGGGCTTGGGCATGAAGCCGCTAGGCACCTCCGCCCATCCGGCGATAATCAGGATCAGGGCCAGGATCGCTACCCATATCAGCGCTTGGGACCAGCCGAAGGCCCACGTCCCGGCGCCGACGAGGAAGGCGAGGAAGGAGACGAGATAGGAGACGATCCGGATAATCAGCGGCACTACCAGGGCGATAAAGCCGAAGCCGTCATTGCCGGGGCCTTTGTGGGCCGAGGCCCGGATCGCGAGGGCGCCAGGGACGATCCAGAGCAAGGCTTGGAGCGGGTGAGGGATCAGGGTGTGGAGGAGGAAGCGGTCGGAGAGGTCGACGTCGGGCGGCGCGATCGCCGCGTTCAGCCCTACGAGCAAGAAGATCACTCCCAGGACCAGAAGAGCCGCGCCCCTACGCCCGAGGCGCGCGGCCAGCCAGCGAGTAGGTTTGGTCGTCATGTGTAAACGGCCCCTTTCAGGGAAGAGGAGGAGGAGCGTAGAGCGCCCGGCGAGGGGCGCCCTACGCGAGGAGTTAGCCGATACGGGTCAGCCAGATACGGACCCGGTAGTAGGCCGTGCCGCCGGTCGTCTGGATCAGGTTGAACTTCAGGGCGGCCCCGGCGGCTAGCTTGATTCCGGCGACGTTGCCCGTCGTCGCGTCCTCGCCGACCGGGAGGGCCGTTCGGGACAGGGCGGCGCCGCTTGCGTCGGCAATGTCGATAAACGACCGCCCGGTTGCGGCCTTCAGGCTCGTGCGCGCGGAGTCGGAGTAGAGGTTCAGGCTGGCGGTGACGCTGTAGATCCCGGCCTCGGTTACGGTGATCGTGCCCGCGCTCGTCGTCGCGAGGTTCTTCGTCGACGAGCCCGACTGATAGGACGGCGTCGCGATCGCCTGATTGGCCGCGTCGAAGTTGGCCTTACTGCCCGTTGCCTCGTAGTAGCTGAGCTCAGCCAAGCCGACGGCGTTACCGTTGACCGTAACGGGCGTGCCCATGAGGTTCAGTTGCCCGTTCCCGGCGTTTACCAACCCGCCGCTACCGCCCTGGATAGTGAACGTGTTGTAAGCGAACATGCTCGCGTTATCGCTCCCCAAGGAGAGATACGCGAGGTTGCCGTCGTCGACGTTCGGGCCGCCTTGCATGATGTAGAGGTCTTGCCCGTCGTTGGAGTACATAGACGGGCCGGAGCCGGTAGCGCCGATCTTCTGGAAGCCGATACCGGCCTTCAGCCCGCCGGTAAACGGGTCATACGCTGTGATCGGCCCAAGGCGGGCGCAGATCGCGTTAGCCGTCTCCGTGGTCTTTAGCTCGCCGCCGATAATCGTGGCGCCCCGGACGGTCTGCCCGTCGATCAGGCCGTCAACGACCAGGGAGGCGTCCGTGGCGCGGACGACGCTCACGTACTCCCAGTCGATCGTCCCGGCCGTGGTGAAGGAGCTAGCCTTCTCGATCGCGATATCCATTGTCTGAGCGGCCGAGCCGACCTTGATCGTCCCGGAAATAGTCGTCCAGGCCCCGGCAGTGATAGCGGGCGTCGCCAGCTTGGTAGTCGTGTTGGTGCCCGCCGCCGTCGTGTGCCGCAACATGACATAGACGGCGTTCGCGGGGAGGGCCACGCTCGACTTCAGCCGGGCCGTGACCTTGTACGACGCGCTCGCTTCGGTGGGAAGGTTCTGGGGGTTGTTGTACGAGGTCTGATAGCCGGTGCCGACGGTCATGCGGTAGACGTTGCCGCCGGAGCTACTCGCGCCAGCGACGATCGAGCAACCGGTGCCCTGGGTCCAGGTCTTGAAGCCCCCGGCGAAGACCGGGTCGCTTGCCAAGTTGCCGCCTGGGCCGATCAGGACTTCGTCAGCCATGATCTTCCCGGCGCTGAGCTTGGCCGTGTAGATCGCCTGGGCGACGGCGGAGCTCATGGTCGCGGCCCCGACGAAGAGGTTCGCAATGTCGGCCGTCTGGAAGGATGCCGTGCTCGCCGCGATCTTCTGGGCCACGGCGCTAATGATCGTCGCCGAACCGGCCGTCAGCTTGCCGACGTCGAGGTTGCTAATCGCCGAGGTGGTGATCTGGGAGGTCTGCCAGAGGGAGCCGGTCCAGTACCACTCGGCGATTACGTTCTTCGAGGCGTCGATCTGGCGCCAGAGGTCGCCTACCGCCGTGCCGGTGCCGGACGGTGTCGTGGTGTCGTAGAAGACCTTGCCCTTCGAGCCCGCCATAGTCAGCGCGGAGTTGGCCGTGGTCTGGGCGGAGCCCGCCGCCGTGAGGGCTTGCTGTGCCTTCGTGTCGGCGGCAGAGGCCGCGCTAGCCGCGTTGGCGGCGGCCGTGGCGGCGTCCGTGGCGGCCTTATCGGTCACGGCTACCCAAGCGGAGCCGTTCCAGCGTTTCGGGGTGTTGGCGCCCCCGGTGGTGTCGATCCAGAGGGTGACGGCGTTCCGGTCAGCGGTGTCGGGCGCGGTCGACTGGATCAGGGCCTTACCCTTGCCGTTCGCGATCCCGGCCGCGTTGGCGGCGGCCGTGGCGGCGTCCGTGGCGGCGGTGTGGGCGGTGTCGGCCGCAGTCTGGGCGGCAGAGGCGGCGTTTGCCGCGTCCGTGGCCTTCGTGTCGACGGCGTCAAGCTGGCCGAAGGCGTCGATAAGTTCGGCCTCGGCGGCGTCCAGCCGGGCACTGGACGCGGCCAGATCGTCCTCGGCTTGCCACAGTCGCTCGCCGAGCTCGCCTGATGCTTCGGCGAGCTCTTGCTGGGCGTCGGCGATCGAGTCCTGGAAGTCAGAAAAGACCAGTTGGGCGTCGGAGAGGTCGGACGTTCCGGCCAGCGCGTCCGAGCCGGCCTCCAGGGCGTCGGGGACGGCGAAGTCCTGGTCGCCGACGGCGATCGTTGAGCGCCCCAGTTGCGAGCTACGCTCAACGGCCGCGAGGCGACGCCTTAGGTCGG